TCGGAACACCGTGTGGTCCGATATAGGCGTTTCCACTAGCGTCTTGTTTTAACTTATTTACAAAGAGTTCGTTTAACGCACCTTCGACCGTGGTAGAAGCAAAGTTACTGGAAGCGTTTTGAAGCGTAATTTGATCGGAACGAATACGTCCTACTTCTACCCAAACGCTCGATAGGTACACTTTCAAGACCTTGTAGTTTGCATTCGAAGTATCAAGCCACATATCATTTGCACTAGGACTACTTGGAGCAGACGCTGATTGTGTAATCACTTTTTGCTTTCCACTTTGAAGAGCAGTAATAGCCGATGCATTTGTGGAGATATTTCCTGTGTTCGTTGCAATATCACTTGTATTCGTACTCACACTTGTTTGCAAAGAACTAATCGCAGAAGCATTTGTATCGGCTTCTGATTTAGCGAGATTTGCTTTATCTGAAATCGACTTTAAATTACTATCAATCGTTGCAAACGCACTATTAAAATCATCCATCAGCACATAATCATTACTAAGCCATTGAGGAAGGCTATAGTTTGTTGTATGGTTAGTTGATGCCATTCTTCATCCTCCTATTTCCAGACTCGCAGTTGATCCCATGTTAGACCAGAACCGCCATTTTGAGTTTGTAAATCATTCCAGGTATGGGTTGAAAGTTCGCCCCATATTAAATACGTATAAATGAATGTAAGAGCAAGATGAGCAGGAACAACACGCTCAAGGGAATCTCTTACTAATGTTAGGTTTGAAGGAATTCCACGAGTTCCTACAAAGTGAATCTCGATTTCATAGTTTGAAAAGTTTTCAACTACATCAATTTCACCATTCACAAAACTTGCCGCAATATTTTGAAGCATAGAAGCATTCACAGTTCCAATTCCTCGCAATTTGGCAAGGAGGGCAGATCTTCGCTCATCAACTGTAAGGGAAGTATCTGTTGGAACGTCTAATATGGATTCCCAATAAGAAAGACCCCAAGTTGCAGTCGAAACAAATAATTGATTCATTAGGTCTTGTACAGAGGTCGAATACGCATCCATCTCTTCGGCTTGACGAGTTAAAATATTCGTTACAGTGTTTGATTCTTGGTAGTAATCCGGCATGGTTTGTACCATAGATTCTAAAAGAGGTCTACTCATTAGATGGTCACACTCCCTAGAATGGGAACAGTATCACCTGCTAAGATGATATTTCCACTACCACCATTCATATTAAATCCAGTTAAATCCACAACGCCAGGAATATTTAAAATCGTAAAAGCAACATGACTGATACGCACTGTTGTATCTTTAAACGCAAGTGTTTTAAAATAATCCGCAATCGCAGAATTTACTTGCGTCATCACGCTTGGTTTATCGACACCTGTATCTAAAACCAGCGTTCCAGTAAAGTTGATCGTGAGTGATTTTGCCGCTTCTACCGTAACACTCGCTCCTACAGGCCGAACTGAATCAACATACGCCTGTACACTCGTAACAAGTGAACTCGTTGCAGGAGAACCGTTTCCATCAATAACTGCGATACGAACCGTTCCATTGCCGTAAGCAAGCGGAAACACTTTGCAATCACCAACGCCTGCTACCGAACGAACCCACTGCACGTATTCATTCGCATTCCCACTTGTCGCTGGAAGCTGAACCTTTTGATAATAGCGGCTCAAAAGTGCCGTATCGCTTTCAGCATCGACACCGCCAGCAAAAGCCGAAGCGTTTGTTACACGAAGTACACCGGATAAATTACCTGTAACCACGGTAATTGTGCCTACTGCCACGTTTCCAAGGATTCCGCCAACATTGCATTCAGCAGGGGCATCCACGCTACCTTGACCGTTTGAACCAGTTGTAATCGTAGCATCAGCAGTCGTTGTAAACGAGAGGGCACTTGCATCTGATGTGTTGCAAACCGTTCCTTTTGGAATCACTTGACCAATGTTTCCACTAAAGGTAAGCGTTCCATTCGACACAACAGAAGGAAGCCGATAAATACCAACCTCTGCTGCTCGTAAATCCAAAAATACTCCTGTTGCTGTATTTGCAAACCCCATTTTAAAGAGGTATTCAAGGGCTTGATAAAGATTATAGATTTCATAAGTAGAAGGATTTAAAAGATCCCAAACTACCGAACCTTCACGTGTATCTAAACTTGAATCCACTTTTGAAAGCATTCGAGTTAAAATCGCTTGTGGCGTTTGATCTTCATACATTACATGTTCACCTCCTGCGTAAACGTAAATCCATCACGAGTCGTTACATCAAAGGAGATGTACATGCTCGTATCAACGGTTGAAAATGAAAAGTTTGTTAGGTCAGCGATTCGGTCATCTACCGAAAGAGCGTCTTGAATGAGTCGCTGAATTTCTTGCTGAAGAAAAATGGGGGGAAGTTGTTCGGATAAAACCGATTCAATTTCACTTCCATAATCGGTCGAATACATTAAATACCGATACCTTGGCGTTAGGATTGCTTTGAAAATCGACTGCTTTAAAGCATCAATGCCGTCAACAAACACGTTTTCAATCTCGCCAGTTTCAAAGTTAATTCGATAGGTTTTACTTGGCGTTAGCGGTTTTGTGTTATCTACTAATTGAGGTTCTTGAACAGGTGTGCTAGAAGCAGTTTGCGTCATTTGAAGAGGTGAAAGTGCCATTAAAACGCCACCACCTTGTCTAAAATTAAGTAGGTTTGTCCTTTATTCATTTGAACAACCATCACTCGATCCCCTACTTGCATGGTTTGAGAATACGAGTTTAAAAATAAAAGATGGTCTTTCTCTAATGTAAGCCCCACATCTTCAAGTTTGATTTGTGGGGGAGATGTTTGGACAATCGTAGCAAACTCAAAAATAAAGGAGTCATTGTAGCCGAACTGTTTAATCAGTTGGACTAACTGACTCCCACCGGAACCCTGCAGAGGTTCTTTCATCTACAACAACTCCTTAGATTATTGGGTATTGAGGGAATATCCATAGTTAATACGATTGATAAGTTGGTCAAGTGGCGTAGGGGCTTTTGATTTACCGCTTCCCTTTGCTTTGTGAATTGCCCATTCTCTCTCTTCCGGTAAGATGATAAATGGCAAATCATCCGTAGGAGAAATATCAAGCGTCATTTTATATGAGCCGTTTCCATCAATCGTGTGCATATCGGTAATGATATAGTAAGGTCCGTATAGACCAGTAATCGGTTCGTTTACATACACGCTCTTGCCTGCTAAACATTCTTTCACGCCTAAACTATCGACCGATATGACGATATTAGGTCGTTTCATTTTCTCTAAAACAATGTTAGCGTGATGTTGAGCACGGTCATTTGGAATGCTTGTTCCGATTGATTCAATATGTTGCATTAAACCGAAGGCTGCAATGCTTTCTTCGTCTTTCGCAATCACATACGAATACTTTCCAGTAGGAGAATCTTCGTTTCCTTGCGTTACTTTAATTTGGTTTCGCACTTCTTCGATATCGTAACTTGCGTTCACATGTTCGATATTGTAGTTTGACTCTAACACATACGGAACAATTTGCTGAGAACGTTTTAATATGTTGACTTTTCCATCAATCGTTGGCATCCAAAAACTATCACCTGTTTCAAGACGAGTTTCCGTAAACAACTCTTGAGCCATATCCCAAATTGATTTTTCACGAATAATGTGCTTTGAAAAAACATACCCAGTATCATCAATTTGGCCTGTTGGAATGCCATATTCTCTACATAACTGTTCAATAAATTGGCTTGCCGTTTGCCCATTAACCACACGCGAATCTTCGTTGTTGGTTAGATACTTTCCTTCATCAAAAGCATCCATTTTCCCTGTTCCGTTTGTATCCATCTCTACTCGAAACACAACGCCACGAAACACTTCTTCGCCATCTAAAAAAAGAGAAAGCCTTTTCCCTGCTTGAAAGTTGAAAAGGCGTGTGTTCCATGTGTTCGGATCAATATTGGCATAGGTTACAGAAATTTTTCGAGCGGCTTGTTTTAAATCCCCACTCCATTGAACGTTTTGAAGAAGTTGATCTAAATGATATTCAACTCCATCTTGGTAATAAACAACATCCACATTCATTCTAGCTCACCTACCTCGTCAACTTTGGCATAAACAAAAGTCCAGCGGAAATGATAGCCGTTGCGTGAACTGGATTTGTTTTGAGTCCGCTTAATGCTTGCATGCTTGCATAGTTATCAATCGCTTCTTGCACTTGTGCCGAAGTAGGAGTAGGAGGGGAAGTAATCACAGGTGCTGAAGGGGTCGGTGCAACATGTTCATACATCGTAGGCGGAACAGGTTCTGTTACCGTAATGGTGTGGGTCACTGTACCGTTTCCAATGCCAGGAATCGTCAACACTTGTCCGCTATAAATCACGTTCGGATTTTTAATCTTATCGGTGTTGGCGTTATAAATCGTAGGCCATTTTGTGGCATCGCCATAAAATCGCTTAGAAATTGCCCATAACGTATCGCCATTTTTTACCGTATACGTTCCGGCAACTTGTTCGGTCACTGTACGAGTCACAGTTTTCGTACCTTCAGGGGAATACGTTCTCCAACGAAGCGGACGATACTGCTTAAAGGAAATATCGAAATACACATCACCTGGTTCTCCACCATTTTCATGATACGTAAACGAACGAACCGTAACAGGGAATGTGATATCGGTATTGGTGACTGTTAGATATAAAACCGTGGAAGCATGCATCCAGTTGATGATTTTATTTGTTGCATCATACGGTGCTAAAAAGTTTGGTGTATGGCAATAACTTGGATTGTAATCTCGTGGGAAGAAGGAACTGAAGGACACCGAATATTGCTTCGGTGTTCCTGCAATCGTCACTTCACCATAGTTGACTACATTTATATCTTGAAACTGCGTGTCTTTGGTTACAGAAAAAGAAGAGGGATTGACAGGAAATAAAATCCTGTCATCCCCATTCGATAACCAAAATTGCATTTTTGGTTGAACTGGATACTGTATCATTATCCCATCAATCCTCCAGACACTTGAATTTCTCTTGCGAGTGCTCGTGCAATCTTATCGATATCCTCTTCGTTGCGAACGTTGAAGGTATTACC